GAGGATATTGACCCGGCAACGGCATTAGCTCAGTAATGAGTGATATCTTACATAAAGTACAGATGTTCTTGGATACGGCCTGTCAAAAGCAGGTCGTTATCCCAGATAAATTAATTGATGAGTTCGGAGAAGCGTGTAAAAACGCCATCAAAAAACAGTTTATTGATAAGAGACCAAATAAATTTACCATACGGGCTAGTAATATTGGACGACCACTTTGCCAATTACAAATGGAAAAAGATGGCGTTAAAGGGGAATCACCTCCCTATAGTACTAAAATGCGTAATCTATTAGGCGACCTTATTGAGGCAACTGCTGTTCTTATATTGAAATCTTCTGGGGTCAAGATAGCAAGTGAACAGAAATCCGTTAGGTATACGTTTCCTGATGGTACGCATATTGATGGTACATTTGATGTCGAGATTGATAAAAAGATTTGGGATATTAAGTCAGCTTCTCCGTTTGCGTTTGAACATAAATTCAAGAATGGATTTACATCTCTCATTAATGATGATAGTTTTGGATACTTATCACAGGGATATGTATATGCAGAGGCTGATAAAAAGAAATTTGGAGGATGGATTGCCATTAATAAGTCCACAGGAGAATGGACAGTAACGGAGACTCCTTTAGCAGATGATGAGCACAAGAAAAAGGCTATTGAACTGGCTTATGAAAATGCTAAATCTATTGTTGCAAATAAACCTTTTAAGCGATGCTTTACTGATATTGAGGAAACTTATAGAAGAAAGCCAACTGGAAACAGAATCCTGAATTTTATTTGTGGGTATTGTATTTACAAAAAACCATGTTGGGGAGATGAAATACAATACCTACCACAGCAACAATCACAGGGACAGCGACCAAAATGGGTTTGGTATACACAGTTAAATAATCCTAAAAAAGAATATGAAAACACGAAGTAAAAAGGCAAAAGGAAGACGATTGCAAAACTGGGTTCGTGATGAACTGCTAAAACGTTTTCCTAAATTAAATGACAATGATATTATGTGTGCAATAATGGGAGAGCGGGGTGTGGATGTAAAGCTGTCCAATAAAGCTAGAAAGTCCATACCTTTTTCTATTGAATGCAAGAATCAAGAGAATTTAAAAAATTTATACAAAGCATATGACCAATCTTGTTATAACACAAAAGGAAAACTTGAACCTGTTGTTTTTGTTAAGATGAATCAGAGAAAACCTTTAATAGTACTGGATGCTATTTACTTTTTAGATACATGTCTGTAGAAGTAAAAATTATTATCCGGCCCATTAAAGAGGGTTTTGCCATGTTTATTGTCGAGCCAAAGGAAAATGAACCTATGTCTGACCACATGATGTCATGCTATACACTGGCACGAGGCATGATTAAATTTGGACTAGACACACCAGATGTAGCTTTTGATTACGGACTTACATCATTTAGGGAAGAAGAGAAACAAAAAAAATTAAATGGCGAGGATAGATTTAATGATATACAAAAGATAGATAATATAATAGATATAACAGCGTTATTAAAAAAGAAAAAACCATGAAAGAAACAAAACAAATTTTAGAAAAGGCAAATAGTTTAATCAGTCAAGACAGAGAAAAAGACTATGGTGATAAAGTTAAAAACCATGAAAATATAGCTAAACTGTGGTCAGCTTATAAGGATACAAAAATTACTGCCCATGATGTGGCTATTATGATGACATTATTAAAGATAGCACGGACAAAACTTGGAGCTGTTAGTGAAGACACCTATATTGATATGTCTGCGTACAGTGCCATAGCCGGGGAAATAAAATTTAAAGAGCCAAAAGAAGAGTCTGAAGGAGAGAGAAGAGGGCGTATGACATTAGAATACGTTAAAAAATTTAATAAGGAGAATAAAAATGTCTGACCATATACCAGATTTACTATATAAGGCACTTGAGCATGAGGCTCAAGCAAATATTAATAAGGCCGAAGCAACACTAGAAATATATTTTAGCAATCCTGTGGCTATAGGAGAGCATCCTCAACATTTGGATGAAATGACAAAGTTATTGGATACCATTGCAATGAATGAGGATAGACTTGATATACTGACAAAATATTTTTCTGATTATAACGAAAGTCGAGGTAATGAATGAGCTATATCATAACCCAAGAGCAATTGCAAGCTGTACTTAATTACTTGGGGTCACGTCCCTATGTAGAGGTAGCTAAATTTATTAATATTTTAGGACAGTTACAGCCTGCCCCTGCTGATTCTGATAAAAAAGATGAAGCAGCAAAGCGTAAGGCATAAAAAAAGAGAGCACGAGGCTCTCTTGTATAAGTTAGAAGTTAAAATAAATAATGATGGAAATATACTATTTAATTATGACTGGGTTAAGCCAGAACACATAGTGGATAAACTAAAAGATTATGAATTTAAATATATTCTTTCTGCCGTTATTAATCATTGTTTATCTAATGGCTATAAACTGGATGAAGAATTAAAATATTTATTGAGAAATATATAATGAAAGAAGTGTATTATTATAGTAAAAGTAAAGATGAGGAAATTCCTATTTCTGAAATGTCTGATTTATATATAAGACGAGCATTTAAAAAAATGATTTTAAAAGATAAAAAAAGATTTGATGATAAGGAAGCATTAAAGGTAAATATACGAAATGCTATGCTATATTTAGAAATGGAGGATAAATGAACGACTATAAAGACTATAAATTAAAAGGTAAAGTTCACGCACCGTTCAGTCCATTCTTAATGGAATTTGAAATGCCAGAACCTTATGTTAAAATGTTGAATGATTACGGAGATAAAGTATCAAAAAGTGATAAGAAATCAAAGCAACTGGATTGGTCGGATAATCTTGTTGGTAATGTAAAGCAAGAACATAAGATTGAAGACCATATATGGCATCAAAAGCCTCATGAAACGTTGCCTACATTTTTTAATTGGATAGGACATTGCACGAACATGTATGTACGAACAAAATTGAATGCTGATGGAGATGATTTAGATAAAGAAAAAGCTAAACAAGGAATTAAAAAAGTTATGTTGCATAATAGTTGGCTTGTTAATTCCATAGCCGGGGATTTTAACCCCCCTCATATGCATTTTGGTATGCTGTCTGCAGCAGGTTGGCTAAAAATGCCACCGTCTGTTGAAAAAGATGAGGAACGAGAACACGCAGGTTGGATTGAATTTCTTTATGGTACACCACAAATGTTTATTGACCCAAAGTATCCTGTCAAGCCGCATGTAGGCCAGATATTTATGTTTCCCGCTTGGCTGTTACATGAAGTGTATCCGTTTCGTGGCAAGGGATTAAGAAGAACGATATCGTTTAATCTTAGTTTTGAGATGTAAGTACCCAATCATTTCCAATCATTTTTAAAGTAATATCTTCTACTTTTTTCATAAATCCTGAAGCTGTCATTTTATTTTGTTCTGCATCAAATTTTTGTAATGCTTTTGTTTCAGCGTATTGTAATATTTCTTCTCGTGTTGCGTTAGGATATTTAGTTACAAAAGCAACACCATCTAAATTATCAGAAAAATCTTGAGTTGCTCCTTTAACTGTTCCACCATGAAATACTTCAGCTAATTGACCTATAGCGTTTAAAGCTGCTCCTGTTACGCCTTTAGCTAATGGCTCTTTTTGAGATTTAGTAGCAATTAATGCACCGACATAAATATTTTTTGCAATATCAAACATACCACCTGATGTTTCTGCATGTCCAACATTCCCACGTCTAACTAACATTTCTTGTACAGTCATATATTCATCGACAATATCTTGAACGAATGGATTAATATTCTTGAATCCTTTTCCTTGGGCTAAATTAGGTATATCAAGTAGTGCGTTAGCAGAAAAATTACTTGATTTTATAGGTTTATCAAAATTAGATTCCCACCATTTTTTACCTTTACTTTTATGACCATGTAAATCAATTTTTTGTAAATCTTTCAATTGGTCTTCTGTTAAAGTAATCTTATCTTCTTCTTCAATAATAGTAGGTACAGGTTTTGTATTATCTTTACCTGATTCCGCCCAGTCAAATATACCTGTATTCTTTGGTTTAGGTGGGATATAAGATAACATTGACGGCATATCTTCTGGTCGCTCTTGTTTGATTTCTTTTTGTTGTTGACTACGGTCATTACTAGCTTGGTATCCTCCACCACCCTTTTCACCGGGAGGTGCAGATTCTCTTTTTTGTGTTTGTCTATTTCTACCAAACCTATCCATAAATCCCTGATACATAGGTACTCCATAGGGGCCTTGCATTTGATTGCCCTGTGCATCTATTCCACCACCACCTTTATTTAAGATTTGAGCTTCTTCAGGAGTGATATAAGCAAGAGTATGGCCACGAGGGGCTACCTCATCCATTTTACTCATTTGTTTACGCATTAAGCCAGTACTTTTTTTCATAGGAGATGTTTGACTTCCTGTGTCCTTAAACGCTCCTTGTGCTTCGTCAAATAATA